GCTGTTCCTGCTGCTTGCGAGGCTGGGTCAATGGTGGCGAGCACTGCGAGCAGTTCGCTGCCTTTTGCATTTGGATACATTTATTAACTCCGAATTTAAATTGTGATGATTAGCTTGTGTGCTTTTGGACGCCGATTAGCGAGCACCGAGCTGGATAAAGGGCGAGAGTGTGGCGCTTCCCTTAGCTGGTGCCATCGGGGCCGCGATCTTTGACTGACCATCCATGCGAAACGTCGTACGGAATGCGGTCAGGTCCGCATCGAAGTACAGATGCATCGAGGTAGCCGTTTGTAAGCCGCCCGCTTTGGTGATCGTCTGGTAGTAGGAGAGATCGGCAAGCAGAACATCGCCCTGACCAGAGAAGGTATTAGCGTGTTGAGAGACAAATACCGGGCGACCGAGCAACGTGCCATAGGGCGAGACTTGGATGCTACCGACATTCAAGCCCGTAGGCAGGTAGATCGGGTAGTTACCCAGGGTGAGCGTAAAGAGCGCGGGCAACACATCGTTATTGACGATCCACACCGCTTTGGCAAAGGATGCGGGAGGCAGTCGCGAGATCATCTTGGCCAAGTTCTGGGCAAGAAGCGTCTGAGTGGCTTGACCCGACTCCTTGGCTACGGTGACCGTTGTTGCACTTCCCATGCAGCCAACGGGCACACCTGTTCCCGAGCCAAAGAGAATCGATTCGTTGGTTTTCCAGCGAATGGAGGTTGCGATCTTGTCTGGCAAGTAGGTCGAAAGCGCATTGGTGTCATCGAGCAACTCATCGGTGACAGGTACCAGGGCCATGAGTTTTTTCAGGCGCAGGGTTGAGAGCCCGAGAACTGGCTTAGTGCTCACGGCAGGCGTTGCTTCACCTTGCCAGTAGGCACGAATACCGTTGCTGCCCCAAGGTGTGGTTTCATCTTTTGGGAATGCCATGGTGTTGCCGGTAATCTCTACGTTATCGGTCAGCGGTAAAAGGGAGTCTTCGCCAAGCGAGAGCTGGAAAATTTCCTGTGCAAACTGAGGAGGCACGAGAAATCCACCATCTTGAGCGGAACCTTCGTTACCGAAGTTCGAAGCACTTGCAGCGCCGCGATTGGATCCAATTAAAAGGCGCTCATCAATCGAGCTGCTAGGCTTTTGAGCCTGGCAGACCGTTTTAAGAAACTCACCCACACTCTTAAAGCCGTGTTTGGGGTCCGCTGCGAGATTGTCGACTACGGTGATGACTGAGGAACTAGCCAGTTGAGAGGAGTGATTCAGGTGCGCTTCTTCTGCGATGAGAGAAGCTTCACGATCGATGGCAGCAGAGCTTGCCTCGATTTTTTCCTTTAATGCTTCAAAAGCACTGACTTCATCAGCGTTCATGTCACGATCCTCGGCGGCCGCGATATCGGTCAGTGTGCGGGCGTCCTTAACAAGGGATGCTTTGCGAGCCTGAAGCTCACGTAATTGCTTACTCATGGATATTTCTCCTGAAATAAAAAAACCGCCTTGGTCAACATGACTAAAGGCGGTGAAAGGTGTGCGACCAACGGGTCGCGCTAAATAAAAGGCCTCATAGGAGACCCGGGGTCTGGTGATTGACTGTAAATAACATATTTGTTATTATTTGCGCATGGATTTCAACATCACTTATTACAGTGAGAGCGTTCAGGAACAGATCTTTGAACTGCCCGATACTCTCGCTGCCCGCTACATCGTGTTGACGCGACGGATGCTGGCGATTGGTCCGAACTTGGGCGAGCCGCACACCAAAGCAATGGGCAGTGGGTTATATGAGTTACGACTCAAGGGAGCAGAGGGAATTGCTCGCGTGTTTTATTGCACGCTGATTGGTAAACGCATCGTGATGTTGCATAGCTTTGTAAAAAAGACCGATCGCACACCTAAGCGCGAACTGGAAGTGGCGCAGAGCCGATTGAAGGAGATCAAACATGAAGACACATGACCAACTTGTCAAAGCCATGATGAAGCGTCCTGGCGTCAAAGCCGAGGTGGATCGTATCGAGCGGGAAGAAGCTGTTTTGCTCGACACCCTGCTCAAGGCACGACATGCCGCGGGACTTACACAGGCTGATGTAGCTGAACGAATGGGAACGCTGCCCCCAGCTGTTGCACGACTGGAACGATCGTTGGCCACCGGAAAGCACTCACCGTCCATTGCTACCGTACGTAAATACGTCAAGGCCTGCGGCAAGAAGCTAGTCCTCCAGGTAGCGTGACATAGGACATCACGCGTGACGCATCAGCGCGAATCATATTAAAGCGAGTGCATTACGCGCCCGCTTTAATTGAGACTGATTGCTAAGCGTATTGCCTCGAACATTGGCTTGCATCTTGGCAAGCACCTCATCAAAGGTTGCGATACCGTCCACCATGTTCTGAGCAAGTGCTGCTTGTGCACCCAGAATGCGGCCTTCGCCCATACCTGTTTGAACGTCCTGAGCGGATACCCCACGCCCGACGCTCACCGCTTGAACGAAAGCGTTGTAATAGTCATCGACGCGGGATTGCATAAAGGCTTGCGCTTGCTCATCGAGCGGCACATACGGATTACCTTCAACCTTGAACTTGCCCGCAGAGATAAGAGTGGGTTTAACGCCATCCTCTTCAAACGCCTTTGAGTAATCAAAATGGGCTTGCCACACACCGATTGAGCCCACTTCGCCACCAGGGGTCACATAAAACTCACTCGCCGAGCATCCAATCCAATAAGCAGCAGAGGCTGCCAGGCTATTGGCAATTGCAATAATGGGCTTTTGCTCTCTTGCCTGGATGATCTCGTTGGCGAGTTCACTTACGCCGTAGACGCTTCCCCCTGGACTATCGATATCAATCAAGATTTGACCCACTGAACTATCGTCAAGTAATTGATTCAACGCTGAACAAAATTGCTGAGTACTCGTGCAACCTGGCCCAGAGATGTCATCAACCATGTTTGCTCGTTGCGTGATCACTCCATAGAGTGGGAGCACCGCAATGCTTGATCCAGAGGTGGAGGCAGCCATTTGTTTGCGTGCGTCGCGAATCACGCGATCGGCATTAATTTGAAACATGGTTTTCTCACTTGCCGCTTCTCCCGCAGACCAGCGCGTCAAGATCCCTGTCATGGCTTGCAGTCTTTCGGGCATCAGTGCCCAGGGTGTAGTTAAAAACTCGGAAATCAGTAGTTGTTTGTTCATCGGTTCAGTCCAAATTGAATAAGAGAATCTGTCAGTGGTTTTTCTAGGATTGGGCGCGTTTGTTGCTCTGCCCAAGTCTTGACGTAAGCGGTATCAAATCCAAACGATTGAGCAATGAGTTCTATCTCTTTGACGCCGATAGATCCTTTCTTGGCAATCCTTCTTGCCAGGCGGCTGGATGTTGACTGCACCAGCATGCGAAATCGCAAGCTGAGCTCGTGATCAACTGGGGCAGAAGGCAGGTTTGTGTTGTCTGAAGGCTCTGTGTCACTGCCTGGTACTTGGCTATCTTCTTTCTCTTGCTCCGCCTCTTCGGCATCTTCTTCTTCGACCATGTTTAAGGGGCGAAGCGGTTGATCCAGGCCTTGCAGTGGGTTGAGGTTTTCCGAAACTCGCGCTTCGTTACGGGTAAGCCATCCGTTTTGAATGCCGCTCTGGTAGTAGGCTGAGCGACTCGCTGCATCGCCTCGCATGAGATTGGCAAAATCAAACTCAATCTCGAGCTGGTCATCCTCAAGCATGAGATCAGACTCAATCGATGCCTCCCAGCGCTCAGCCCAGGGCGTCATGGTGTGCATGACAAACTCCAGACTTTGCTGCTCAATATTGGAAAACGTCGCTCGATCCAGATCCGCAATCATGTGAGGGGGCACGCGAAACAGTCGGGCAATGTCTGTGATCTGAAATTTGCGCAGCTCCAGAAACTGAGCATCCTTGTTTGTGACACCCACTTCGTGAAACTTCATACCGTTTTCTAATACGAGGACCTTGCCTCGGTTAGATCCTGCCTGGGCGGCCTGGTACGAGTCTCTGAATACGCGCTTGGCTTCGGCATCCTTAAATGCACCGGGAAACTCAATCCAGCCACCCGTGGGTTTTGCATCGTTTCTAAAGAATCTCGCGCCATAGTCCTGG